CAAGAGTAACAAAAAATACTAGCTTAGGTATTAATAATCTATCTGCATAATTCTCTTTGACTTTTTTATCGAGGCTGAATTCCCAACAGGCATCTTTACCGTTCCATGTTACTAAGCATTCAACTTTTTTCTTTGTTTCTGTAATCCATTCAAATATATTATTTTTAAAAGTATAACCTTGCTCTGTATTAGGCACAACTGATAACCTCGAGCTGCCGTCAATTTCTCGCTTATAGCCAACGAGATAGTCTCTGAAATGCCAGTTTCCGTTTAATAAATTCTCAACTTCATCAAACGGTACTTCTATACCATACTCAAACCTAGAATCTTTTTCATTACCAGCCCCAAGGATTTTTCCAGATCTTTTTTCATAAAAAACATAATACTTAGGAGAACTTGTCTTAGACATCTGCCAACTCCTGTAGTTTTGAAATTATTTTTTTATTTAAAAAGTTCTTTTCAACATAGTGTACTAATCGAGGTTGTTTAATATTTCCAATAACTAATTCTCCATTAGAATTTAATACAAAAGGCACAGCATCTTGCCAGCTAATATGAGCAGATGGCCAGTTTTGTAAAGCTGTTTTCATGTGTACAAATTCTAATGGGCTTACATTGTCTACGACACTTTCATAATGACCTGTTATTTCTATTGCAATAGCAGTGGCAAGATCCATACTTAACCAATCTTGATACTGCTTAGGTGTAAAAATTTTGTAGCACTCTTTCCAATTAGTAGACACAAATTGTAATGCTTGATAAAAGATTAAAGCTGGATCTGTTTTCTTAAAATAGTGCAAGGCAAAATATGGATTTGTTAGATTGTTTTCATTGAAAGCTAATCTATGATAAGGGTCTTTATAAAAAATTTCGCCTTTATAATTTCTAACTCTATTACAAAATTTTAAATCAAAATTACTACAATAATTCCACCAGTCTGAAATATCACCTAACAACAACATATCTGTATCTAATACAATAGTTTCATCGTAAGGTGTAGCGTGAAATATCTTCCATCGATTTTCAATTTTCCATTCTGGATTATATGCAAGATCTGACCAAGGAATCGGAACGATCTGATCAAACACCGACTGATACTTTTTAGGCACAGGATCATTAGTCATAACTGTTAATCCTGTTACTTCTTTTTGACTTGACTTAATGCTTAACGCCAATGCGTATGCCTGTTCAATATAATCTACAGAATTAGAGTTCTGCGCTACAACAAAAAATCCTTTAGACACCGATGCCTCCGTCGATTACTCTAGTTAAGCTAGATTTATTCATAACATGGACGTCTAGTCCCGATGTTTTTACTGCTATATATTCGCCTATATGATTTTCTTTTTCTACTAAAAACTGCATTTTAGAATCGACAATTTTTAATAAGATATCTCTATCTTTAATGTAATTCATTTTTCCAGGTAATTCTATCGCAAAGTCTCCTGGCATTTTATTATTCATAATATTAATTGCTATGCTAAAAGCATAGTCGTTCCTAAAATTAGGAGCATCGATACCATATAAGGTACGAAAATATAACCAATTACTCTTGATATAAAATACAAGATCAAAGAAGGCTTGTGTTAAAAAGTTCTTCTCAAAAATGAAAACCGTAGCCCAATAGAAAGGTATTGAATAGGAATTTATTCTTTGGAATTCGGTTATGTCTCGCCAGCCTGCTAAATCGACACTATCTTTATAAATTTGAAAGGGAACATCCCTCTCAAGGCCAACTTTTAAAAGATCTGAATTTAAAATATAATCACTATCAAGGACTAGCGTCTTATCATAAGGAGTTAATTCATAAACCTTATTCCTAGAAAGATTTTTCCATTCTAATTTTTTATAGGACAACGTTCCGTCATAAAACAACTTGTCCATTGACTGTTCTGCGGATATTTCAATTACTTGATCAAATGGGTGGTCGGGGTAAGTATTTTCTAGATAACGTTTGTTGTCTGTCACAAGTGTGACAGGAATATCTAAATATTCGATTACACGATTAGCAGAAAATATTGCCAACTTGGTGTAATCTATACCTGCATTATTGTGAGCAAATATTAAAGCACCTGTGGTCATATTATAAATCGACCATATCGCCAATCTTTCTTTTTGACTTTAGATCAGCATATTTTATAGAGTACTCATTAAGAGTATTCATATATTTCTGGATAATATCATCGAAGAATTTTTGTACATCAGGTATAACTATTGGAAAACTGTTTACATCAATTAAAGGAACATCGTGTGTATAACCTAGATCGATCATTAATTTTACAAAGGTAATTAAATGCTGATCTATTTTAAATGTTCCACCGTTTTCATAATGAATCAATTTCTGGGAAAATTCTTCCAGAATAATTCTTCTTTGATTAGATAGAGTTGCCATGTAGTTTGCAACTGCAAAGGCTTTGTCAATTTTTTCGTCCATAAAGACACCTCAAATAGTGTATCATTTTACACTATTATAATTATCTTGTCAAGGACGCTGGTTAAAAATTTATGATATTGATGTTGTCGAAGCACTAGGATTTGGTACTGAAACATTACTACCAGTAGCCCTATAAGTGTTAACTGTGCTAACTAGGGTACCGTCAACGTTTTCGTCAATACCGAAACCTGGGTCTGGATAAGACGGAGGTTTACCAGATGAATCTTCAAAGTGGATTGTAAATATTCCAATCCTTCTGTCGGATGTACTATTTACACGACCGTAGATATAATACTTGTTTGGTGCGTATGTAGAACTTGGTGTGTCTTTTTGGAAGATCAGAGCGTCGGATGTTGTTAGGTCATACCATCCTAATGTTGAATTAAAACCTGATCCTGAGCATTCAGTTTTTGTGTAATTAAATGCAACAGTTCCCATGCTAGCTAGCATAGTGGTCCATGTTACGTTTTTCAATCCTGCTGTTCCACCAGTTCTTTCTGCACTAAACTCTATCTGGCTACCTGAATTAAAGAAGTAGCGAGCGGCATCGGCGCCGGCGCCGCCTGCAGGTCCAAAAGTAACTGTGACTGTTTGAATTAATGTTCCGTTCCACGGTGTAGTTCTAATCTGCTCTCCTACTAAAGCAATTCTTGAAGCTTCTGACGATGGAGGAGGAGCAGTTAACGCATTTACTTGGGCTTCTTGAGCCAATGCTTTATAAGCCGCACGATCCGATTCTTGAATCTTTCTACTTGCAGATGCAACTTGTAGAGCAGTACTTAAATTAGTACCTGTTTGATGTTGGCGAGCACGTAAAATATCACTACGTAAATTATTCCATTGGTTAGTAGTAACTTTTGAATATTGTCCGACTTGAGAACTTGCTAGGGTTTGGCCGTAACCTAAAGTTCCAGATCCGGTTCCTAAAACTTGCGAAACTATACTTTGTATTTCATTATAGTCCGTTGCAATGATTAACGTATTTTGTCCTGGCATTTATAATCCTCTATTAGGCAGATATTTATTTTATAAAATCAAGCATTCAACAAGTTTGATGCCAGTATCATCACTACTTTCTAGTGCTATTGCAAATACATCATTTGCATGTGGAACTGCGGCCACTGCTGTGCCGTCACTTCCTGCAATCATTCTTTGGCCTTTACGTACTGCACCAGTTACCTTAACAGGAACACGACCTTTTAGGGCGATAAATGTACCACCCTCTAACTCAGCATTCATCATATAAGCTGGGTTAGCTGATACTGCACCGATTGCACGATCACCCCATTTGCAGGCAGTTACTTCTTTGTCGCCGCCGACTGTTACTACAGTACCTACTTCATATTCTTGATCAGCTAGATATTTTTCTGCTAAGTCAGCATAGTTGGCTGCTGTTGCAGTTCCAACAAAGAATGTTGCTTTTAAAGCACCAGCAGTGATCGCAACTCCATTAATAGTTTCGCCTGTTGATGTTCTTACTGCAATTTTTCCGCTAACTGCTTCAGAACTTGCTGTTCTATAATCGTCTGCCGCAACATACAATGCATCTGCTTTTGTAGCTGTTCCAGAAAATGTTACAGCATTAACTGTTTTAAATCTTAATAATTCCGAACCTAAATCTGTTGCGTTATCACTACCTGGAAGAATATTCGATCCAACTAGCTGTAATGGTGTCCTTGTTGCTTCGCCACTACCTGTTGTAACAGTTGTTTGGAATTTAATTGTATCGTTAAGTTGATTTTGAATTACTGGGAAAGTTGTAACACCTGTAGTGCTATTAAAAACCCTTAATCTTGGTGTATCCCCAACTGTAAATCCTGCATCGCTAAATTGAACTAGACTATCAAAAAGGGCACTTCCTTTTTGTACAAAATTAGCGGCTTCGATTCCACCTAATCTTTCTGTGTTAGATGATGTTCCCCAGAAACGATGATTAGCTACTGTTTCGCCTAAATTGTTATCATCGTTAGTATATGCTAATGTAACGCCTTGACGAATCTTATTAAAACCAGTAATTGAACTTGTAACTGTGTCAAGAGTAAATGTGCTGTCTGCGCTGACAACAAAAATAGTATCGCCGTCAACAATAGCTTCAATAATAGCGTGAGTTTGGCCCAACGAGTCTCTTACTGAGCGTGAGCGCATTTGAGTTGTTTGTGATCCTGCTACACCTTGAGGACCTACTAGTACATAAGTTGAGCCGTCCCAAGTGTAAAGTTGTTTGTTTTGTGTATCAAACCAAAAATCACCTACTGTTAATCCTGTTGGTGCAGTTGTTCCAATCTCAGCACCGCCGGTTGTACGCCATTTGCTACCATTATCATAAAACTTTAGCTTAGAGTTTGCTGTGTCAAACCAAAGCTGTCCGGATTGTGGGCGGGGTGGAGGGTTGTTTCCTGCAAAATTTTCAAGCAAGAATAAGAAGTTTTCGTTCTGTACTTCGCCGTAGCCGGCATAATTTTTACCGATTATCTTAAGATCAGTAGTGCTGTCAATCGTACCGTCGGCTACAGTCGCTACAACTTGTCCTCTATAATTATTAATGGTATATGGCATTTTTCAATGATTCCTTATTCCTAGTATTTATGCAGTTTTAAGCTATTATAGGTTTCCTATAAAGACCCAAACTCCACCAGTTAATCTAAATTCTTTTATTTGTCCTAACGAACTAACATCAGGGCAAAATACTCTCACATAGGTATTATCTTCGTGCTCGGCTGCTGGAAATACCTTTGATAAAACAGTAGATGCAATAGCTAATTCTGGATCTCCTGGGAACGCCGCAAGGAAGGGTGCATAATTTACTGTCAACCCTGATGGTACTGTCCTTGCTGTTTGTTCTAATGTAGATAAATTCACTGCATCGTTGGGATCTACAGGATTTGCAAGATTTGTAATTTTTTTACTGCTAACATTAACAACACCAGCTCCTTTAGGAACTAGCACTATATTACCATCAGCAACTGAAATATTAACAAAACTAATAGTTTCTCCGTTAATATTAATATTATCAACTTGTAACTGATTTAATGTTCCGATTGAGGTAAGTCCGTTAGCACTAGTTATTGTTGTACCAAGAGCTGTTTGACTTAGAACTTCGTTATTTCCGATCTGATAAATTTTTCCAGTATCTAAATTAACATTTTCGCTGAAATTCCACGATTCATTGCTAGACAACCAAGTGATTGTTTTATTGCCATCTTCACCGGCAGCTAGGCTTATTCCACCGCCGTTGGCTGTAGAATTTGTAGGAACATCTACTTTGCCTAATTCAACTAACAAATCTTCAATAGAAATGTTTGTAGTGTTTATAGTTGTAGTATTTCCTTCTACTGTTAAGTTTCCTCTAATTCTTGTATCGCCTGCAACGTCTAGAGTAGCTGTAGGTGCATCGGTGTAGATACCAACAAAGTCTAATTGTGCATTAACATACATGCTGGTTTTTAATTCAACACCGTTTTTATTTCTTATAGCTAAATTTTGATTAGGAATATTTGAGTTTATTTCTAAAGTATTAGACTCGTATTTGAATTCGGTATTTTGAGAACTACCTAAAATAAGAGGTATATTGTTTTGAGCTCTAATCGTTCCGTTACTTAAAGTGTATCCAGCTGCCGGATCAACTTGCATAAAACTTGCGGCAACTTTAGCTCCGTCCGATGACGCAAGGCTATCTGCTTGAACTGCATTAGCATTAATTTTAATTTCGCTATATGCAGGATTAAAACCAACACTTACTGATGCACCGGTATAACCGGGAATATCATTCAATAAAGTAAATGCTACTGTACTCCATATACCAACTAACACTTGTCCTACATAAAGTAAAACAATCGTTCTACCAATATTGTTTGTATCAACTACTGTCTGAACTTGGAATCCGCTAATACCCTGCTGTGCTGTATAAATTGGACCTGCTAATAAATTAGCATTACCATCATTGAAATATAATTGCTGTCTTGAACTATCGATCCAAATGTCACCTTGAGCAAAACTGCTAGGCTGCACCGGTGAAACTATAGTTCCTCCAGAAACTTTGAATCCAGAACCGTCATAAACTTTAAGACGGCCTTCAGTAGTGTCATACCATAATTGTCCTTCTATAGGATTATTAGGTTGTGTTGTATTAGCAAAGTTTTCCAGTATCTTAATAAAGTTTTCATTAAGGAATTCACCGTAACTGGTTGAATTTTTACCAACTAATGTAATGTCTGTTGCAATTTGATCAATAGTGCCTTCAACAACTTCTGTTAACACTGACCCGTCTGTTTTGTTAATAATATAGCTCATTATAGTACACCAGTATAGATAATATAATTAATTGTCAGGTAAGGGTTCATCACATTAAACGGTTGGCCAATTGTCGGACTAATAACATTACCGCTGTTTCTTAAACCTGATCCTAATCCAGATGCACTTCCTAATCCTGGGTCAGCGCCAGGATCTGCACCAGCACCAGGAAGGCCTGCGGCATAATATTGCGCGAATCCGCTATTTAAATTATGCTTGTGGTCTGGAAGGTTTCTAACTTCTAAAGATCTGAATTCGCCAACATTAGTACCCGAACCTAAAGTATCAGCAACTACGTCAGTTACACGGTTAGCACTACCGCCGCCTGCGGGAACATTAATGGTTGGATCGTCTTTATCTGGAATTAATAATCCGTTGTCCATGTTATCGCGACCTAGACCAAATCTTCCTCGTAAATCCGGCAATGCAAAAGATGCTTTACCTATTAACAATGAAGGCGTTTTATATGTATAACCAATGACAGCAAACAACGCCGAATATTCGCTAACCTTTAATTCTGTTCCGTCACAAAATAAGTAACCAGCTGGCGGTGCTGAACCTGCATAAGGAAATATAGCACCAATTGGTACAGTTGGAACGTTGGCTAAGAAGACATCCTTAGTCATCTTTCTTAAACCAATACCGCTTCTAAATACTAATAATTGATCAGAACCAAATGATTCTGTTGTTGGTTCTTTTAGATCAATCGCATCTTGTGTAAGAGTAGTAAAGAATCTCTGATATCCTGAAGGAGTAGTTCCACCTTGTGGAAGTTGTCCGTCAAACACAACATCAGATGTTGTTTCTAAATCACCCCTAATCTGGAATCGAGTAGGACTTGCTAGTTTTGCGGCACTTCCCGAGATATCACCGGCTAATGTTCCTG